ATCAAGTTTATCTACCATACTCTCGATTACATCATATTTCTCTTCAGGGATTGATACATAATGATCTTCAAAAAGACCCTTCATTCCTTCAAGGAATGATTCGGTCATTTCAGTTTTAAGACCTTGCTCAATTGCAAGGGCATTATCTGAAACCCACTCATCGGCAACATACTCAAGATAAGCATCAACTCTTTCAATGAGTCCTTGCTTAATAATTTCAACTTCTTCGATAAGTGCATTTTCATAACTTTCTTGAATCTGCTCTTTGATTTCAGATACTTTTGATCTGATAGCAGTTTCAAAAATAGTTCTTGCTTTCTCTTGGAATTCTTCGGAAAGTTCCTCACCAGCAAGAAGAGCATTGACATCTTCTTCGATGTCATACTCCTCTTCGACTTCATCATCTTCTTCAGATTCTTCTAAAGAATCTTCATTCTCTCCTTCTTCGTCTTCTTCTGCAGATTCTAAAATTGCATCATCTTCATCATATTCAGCATCTTCCTTTTTCATCGTCTGCCGCATGGGATCTGCTGCTGCAGCCTTAGCATTAACAACATTCTTGACTTGTTGAAGAGTTGCACCAGGAGTGTTCAGTTTTGCTGAATCGTCATCTGAGCGATAATTTTCTGGAGTAGGTCCACCCAAATCTTCCCATGCACCAGTTTGTCCGGGAGGAATTCCATTGGACAACTTTTGCATTGGTTCAGCGGATGCGGCTCCTTTGGTTACTACGTTTTCCATTTCTTGTAAATTTCTACCAACGGACATTTTAGATCTTTGTATATAATCTATATTTATTTATAATTTAAAGATTTGATAAAAAATCTTGGAATAGATGAACCTTATGTTCATCTAATCTTTTTTGATCAACTAAAGTGTTGATTCTTCTTTGAGTTTTGGATGCAAGTTGTTCTTTAAGAATTCCTCCATCCCAAACCCACTCTTTTCCTTCCATAATTCCTTGAACAAAAGCATCAGGAGCAGAAGGATCTGCAACAATATCAGCAGCTGTTGCGAGCATAAAATCTGGACCAACTACCTTATGACCTTCATTAGTCATTTGGAGTGATCCAACACCACGAGAAGAAACTCCAAGACAAACACCTTCACCAATAAGTGCTTTGGCAATTTTGCCCATTGGAGTTTCTAGAAGTTGTGCTCTACCTTGAATATTTCTTCCCTCACGAACAAGAGATGTAATCATATGAGAAACTCGGTCAAGATTGACGGTAGGACCATCAGGATGTCCAAGTTCTCCAAGAGCACGACCCTTACAGACAAATGCCTCATTGTAACGATTTACTTCTTTCATCAAAATTTCCATTGGATACATTCTTCCGTTACGATTACAGATATCTCCTTGAAGAAAAATACCCTCAATGAACATTTTCTTTTCGGCACCCTTACCTTCGGTGATGAATTTGACTTTTTGTACTTCTTCTGTGATGAGTTTCATTTTTATTCGGAAACTAATTGAACTATTTCTGTAATACTTAAATTTGTATTTGTTCCATCTGCAAGAGCAGATACCTTTACACTTCTTGCAAGAGTTGCACCAGTCACAGCAACTCCAGTAATCGAGGTGCTATTGTAATTAATAGTTACTGAAGAATTTGTTTTATCGGAAATCAATGCGTAATTGGTATTAATTCCAGCAGGATATGCATTTTCAATTGCTACATAATCCCCAACTATGAAAGGATTGCCACAATTTTCACCAAAAATAACAAGAGTAGTGGATCCAGTAGTAATTCCTAAGATTTGTTGCCTAGCAATTCGTTCTTTTAAAACTTCCGAAGTATATGGTGGAAGATAAAATGAATTAACTGTAGCAGTTGGATTACTACCACTTTCAGCATATACTCCAGTTAATCCGGTAGATACTCTGAGATATCCACTTTTAAGAGCAATTGGATTACTAGTCGCAGCTGTAGAAACAGTTGGAGAAATTCTGTTTATATTTTGAACAATTTTTGTTGCCATTATTCCTCATCCTCGGTATAATCTTCATCAGTTTCTCCACCAAATAATGATGAGGCGACATATGGTTTCGCCCCTTCAATTCTTTCAGATGCCTTAGCAAATAATAAATCTTTGATTTTATCACTAACTTCAGATGGTGCAGAATCTGTAGCGATCAAATCTATAAGCTCTTCCATGAAAATTTAATATAGTATTATAATGATTATTTATATCTCCGCTTTTTTAACTTCCTTAGGAGATGGCACCGGAGCTGGTAATGGTGCCTCTAATTGTTGATTAATACCTTGATCTTGTGGCATTTGATCCATTGGTTGACCCGTTGCAGGATCAATTCCACTTTGATCTGGAGGTGGTAAAGGTTCTCCAGTAATTGGATCTACTGCTGATGGATCTGGAATAATACCTTTTTTAATTTCCGACTTAATCTGCTTATCAATCTCAATAATTTCCGTATCAGTTTGACGAAGTACTTTCCTACGAACATATTCTTGTGAATAATATTTTCCAATATAAGGTTCGATAGTTGCAAGAATTCCAAGTCTTTCACCAATCAATTCCGATTCTTTTAATTCTGCAAATTGATTATCATATAAGAAATCATATTGAATATGATCGCTCATTGCATCCCAATCTTCTGGTGTGACAATATTCTTCAAAACTAATTGAGTTTTGAGCATATCACCAAATAAATTAGCAAATCTTTTTCTTAAACGACCAACAAATTTGGAGAATTTTAGTTCATCTCTAAGAATTTCTGATGATCTACCAAGATTGAATCCATCTCCACTACCAGTTATTCTGGATTCTGGGACACATAGTGCTCTATAAAGTTTCTTTTGAAAATATTCAATATCAGAAAGTTCTCCAAGATTCTGACCACCTGGAAGTGTTGTAATTTCGGTTCCTCTACCACCTTCTCTACGAGGTAACCAAAAATCTTCAAGCATACTCATATGCTTACGATCATCTCTCACTTCTCCAGTAGAAGCATCATAAATCAACTTATTCCTGTAACGAGACATAACTTCCTTGAGGTACTGCTCTGCCTTTACCTTAGGAAGATTGCCAACATCAATATAAAAAATTCTTCTTTCTGGTGCGCGAGATAATCTATAGATTACCAAAGAATCCTCAATCATTCTTAATTGATTGAGTGCCTTAATTGCTTTATTGAGATATGAAAGAATTGTACCTTTATTTCTATCTACTAAACCAGAAGTCACATATGTGACTGAATCCTTTGCAATTTTGATTTGCTTCTGAGATCCTCCACTAGAAAATGACCCTGACGCATATTGTGGATTTGGAGAGTATAAAAAATATTCTTCAATTTCTGGAAAAAATACTTTATCAGTCTCTTGTATTGCGTTTACATTAATTAAAGATTGTCTATTTTTTTTCTTTTCTTGACGAACAAATTTCATCTTCATAGGATCAATATATCTCAGATCCTGAATACCTTCTTGAGGTTTTTTAATATCAATTACTTTGAGATAATATAACTTTCCATCTACATACCAGTTTCTAAAAATCTCATGAGATTTTCTATCAAAATCCAAGAGTTCTTTGATATATTTAAATTCTTCTCTAATTTTATCCTTTAATTTATCACTTGCATTGAGATTGGATAATTCAATTTCAACAGGAGAGTCATAAAGATCACTTACAATTGCTTCATTTACAACATCTTCAATGGCATTATCACACTCTGGATGTAATGCCATTTCACGATATCTTTTGATTAAATCAAATTCAGTTCTATAAACACCTTCAATATCTAAATACTGACCATAAAATCCGCTTGAAATAAAATTGTCTACCCCGTCTTCATTGTTGGGTGGGACAGGGGAGACAATAGATTTAGATTTTAATTTGTCATTAGAATCATCAATTGAAAATCCAAAAAGTTTTGCCATCTTATAAGTTTAATCCGTATGCCTATATTTAGTTGATGTCTTCGCCACCAGCATTAGCGCCATTACCTTTAATTGCTTCCCACCATTGAACTTGAAATTCACAAGTAAAGTCTTCAACTGCATCAGTAGTATCATAAGAAAGTGCAATTGTTGAAACATTTGTTGGAAAAACATCATACATGTGATATGCTCTGAGTGCAGAACCATCACGATCAAGTTGATAAACAAATGCATCTGCTTGATAAAGTGCTGGATCAGTAGCGCCAGTTGCATCAGATACTCTATTGATGGAATTAATCCACTTTTCCAGAGCAGAACGAATTGAGAAATCAGTATCATTGATAACTGTAACTGTCCAACTTTCGAAAGTTCTGTCTCCAGCAATTTTTAAAATTCTACCTCTAAATGGAACATTAACTGGACCAATAGTGGATGCTGGAAGAGCGGCCGATTTAACTAAAAATCTAATTTTATCGAGAGTATTAGTATCTGTTGGGGCAGCTGCTGGGAATGATAATACTACTTCAAAAAGATTAGCACGAGCACCACCACCGGAGAGTTTACTCTTGAAGTCGGCAATCTTCCTTAAAGGAGGTGGATTTAATTGATTTCTGGTTGCCATAGTTGTTTACCTCTTGTTTAATTAGAATTGACCGATTACTTCATCAAATGAAACGCCAGTTCTGGTGGCAACAAAAGTAAGACCAATGAAGTTAATTGATCTTGCGGGTTTAATGTAGATGTCAGCAACGAATTCGTTGTTGTCAATCACGGCAGCAGTATTATTTGTTTCATCACAAACAACTACATAATCAAAGACTCCCCTCTTTGCCTGAACATCGCGGAGGAAAGGTTCAACAATATTTACAAAGTTTGTTCTTGTAATTTCGTCGTTGAATTCGAAGAGTTGATCTTTAGCAGCAGTAGAAATTGCAGTCTCTAAGTAAATAAAGAGACGGCGAACATTGATTCTATCAAATGCTGATGCCTTACCATATCCAGTCTTATCACCAAATAAGATAATTCCGGCACCTGGTGAGAAGATCACTGGATTGATTCTACTCGAATAAAGACGATCTCTCTGAGATTTAGATGGATTATAAGCAAGTTTCACCGCATTTAGAATTGCTCCTCTTGAAGTTCCTGCTGGCGAATACCATGGGAAGTTATTGATGTCATTACGAGCACATGTGCCAGCAATATCACCATTCAGAGGTACATATCTGAAAGTATCGGAGAATCTATCATACATGTACTTATAACCACTATCAAACACTGCATAAGTTGAAGATGGGATAGGTCCATAGAACTCAAGAACATTATCAGTAATATCTTCTGGAGTCCTAACGGTTACTACATTTTGATCTGAAGTATCTGTAAGAGCAGCACCTCTATATGGTGAAATAAATGCGATTGCATCTTTTCTCAGTTCAGCAACCGTAATAAGTTGTTGTGCAAGTGCCTGAGCATCACCGATTGCATAATTTGCAGATCCCATTAAGAGAAAGTCTACTTTAAAGTTATCAGTATTTTCAAACAAATCATAACCTTCAGAAATTTTTCCAACTGTTGCGATTAATGCTCCAGAAGATGTTAAGTTAGATTGTCCATTATAATTGACTCCTCCCGCAAGAGTTAAATTGACTGCTCCACTAGCGCCAAAGATAATACCGTCTGCTTCTTGATCCCAACCATAATCTGCTTGGGGAGTAAATCCAGAACTAAATCCTGTTGTTACAATTCCTGTTGGAGCAGATCCACCGAAAATATACTCCGAACTATTTGTGAGATATTTTCTCCAATAAGAAGGACTTCCAACTGAGAACTGAGCATCTGATGCCTTAGAAAGATTTAAATGCTTCTCAAGGATTGTTCCTGCATTACCAGTAATTGTCCCAAGTGCATCAATGACTACCACATGAACTTCGTCAAATCGCGCTGATCTAGATTCGGCATAGTCTGAAGTAGATGGACGATCTGCAATATTATTCCAGTTGATCGTAGTATTTGTTGAGACTTCTAATGTCTGTTGATCAAACCAATCAACATCAGATGTTACAGTTGTTGCAGCCGTATTACCCAATAATAAACTATTAACTCTCACAAATTCCGATCCAATGTTCAAATATCCATTAGTATTAATTACTGTAGATATTCCAGCATTGGTTGTACTAATGCCAATAATAGTATTAGAAGAAGTAAGCGTAGAAGTTACAGTTCCTACTCCAGTAAATTTTTGAAGATAAAGTGCAGTTGTATTATCGCTGTGTACTGTTCCAATAGTTCCTTCCGAACCTCTTGTAACTCCATTAAATCCACCAACAGCAATGCTAGCGCCACTTAAAGAAATGATTTCATTATCAATTCCTAAAAATCTATCTGAACCTGTAGTTATTCCGGCAGTAGCAATACCAATTGTTGTATTTCCGGCAGTAAGTTGTAATCCACCAGCAGTATCTAAAGTTAATGTTGATACAAGATAATATGAAGTAATTGCTACTCCAGCACTAATTGATCCTGCAGAACTTCCTAATGATCCTCTGGTTCCAGAAACTGAGGTAGATCCTGCCCCAGTTCCAACAAATGAAATTGCACTAGATGCAAATTTGTAAATACTTTTTGGCGTATAATCAATAGTTCGTTCTGTACCTGCAGTGCTTACATGAGATAAAACTTTTACATCAACTTTGCTGGTTGCAGTGTTTATTCCAGTAATAATACCTTTAAAAGATCCGGTAAGTACTGAAGTTGTTCCTGCACCAGGTAAAACCGTGTTTGCTGGAACTGCCTGACTCACACCTAAACCAACTGATAATCCAGTAGTTGAACTGACGGTTAAAGTTTGATCTGCTTTTGAATCAATAATTGCAACTTTAATTCCATTAGACCAAGAACCAGGATTTCTTGCAACAACAGTTACATTAGTGATTGCACTCTCATCATATCCCAATTCCGTATAATGATCTAAACTTTTAATTTTAATGTTCTGAGCCGTGCCACCAGCAAAACCATTTTTCAAATCTGTATCATCTGCTCTTACAACTCTCAATGATCCGCCATAAGCAAGATAAGACGATGCAGTTAACCAATGCTCATAATGCTTATCTATCGCATATGGTTCACCAAAATTATTGAGTAGATCCTGCTCAGTTTCCACTAAAGTTGGTGAATCTACAGGACCTTTTGCGAAAGGAGCTGCGATTGCACCAATTTTATTTGAAGATGGAGTTGCTCTTCCAACAGTTAAGTCAACTTCTCTTACTACAATTCCAGGAGATGCTAAATTTAGCGCCATCTGTATTCCTCTACAATTCCAGAATTATTCTAAAAGTATTTATAAAATTCTGCCTCTTTAGCGATAGTCCCACATATGTGATCGATCACCATACTCATCAGTATTCCAAACTTCCATTGATGAAAATTCATTTTCTGCTGTTGCAAACATCCATCGATCTCCAGTTTCTAGATCCACATAAACTTCGGTATCATCTAATCCATCTAAAATAAAACCAAAAGGTGCCATATCTTGTTCAATTTGATTCTTGTGTTCTTCGTAAATTCTTTTACGAACATCATTGTTCGTCATTTCTTTAAAATAATCTTGTGCTACTAACCATGAGAATATAACAAGACACATTGCAAGGTCATCATTACATCCCTCTTCCGCTTCGAATGATCTGCTTTTTTGAATGAAAGTTGTGAGTTCCGAAATCATGTCATAATCATTAATTAGGAGTTTATCGTCCTCAACTAATGTTCTTAAGTTGGAGCATCCCAACTTCTTAACTGCGGATGTCATTCGAACACCAAGTTGAGATTTTTTACCACTAAATCCAGATCCAACAATCTGTCCAGCACGACCTCTCATTGCACACATCAGAACATTATCATACTCAAGATCATAGTGGAGAATATTTGCCACCTGATCTCCAATATCATTCACTTCGATTAATAACCAAGAATCGTTATATGCCTTTGCTACTTCATGAATGATACTTGGAAACATCATTGGTTTAATTTCATTATTTTTATATTTTGCTACTGTTCTATATGGAAAATTAGTGATATCAAAAACTATAAATGCGGAGTAATCATTTCCAACTCCTCTTGCCACATCAACAGTAATTAGATAGTTATTATCTTCTTTTGGATCTTCATATACATCAAGACCTTTATTTCTTTTTAAAGGATCTTCATAGATCAAGGTTCTTAACTTTGAAGGATTAATCAGAGTATCGACAGATCCTAAGAATTCGCATTCAAACTCAACCTTGAACTGTTGTTCACTTGTGTTCGCAATCGTTGATGCCTTCCATTTGGCGTCTCTACCGGGTACTTCGGACCAATGGACATCTGTAGGCACATATTCGTTTTTGCCTTTCTCAGCGTCATGCCACA